ATGGCAATCAGTGACACAAAGCTCCGCTCTATCTATGGTAAACCATATTCCGGGCCTGCTGAAATTACGGATTCAGACGGGCTTGGAATTCGCATAACCCCCAAAGGCGTGATCAGCTTTCAGTTTAGGTTCCGATGGGAAGGGAAGCAGAACCGAATGGGGCTCGGGCGTTACCCAGCGCTGACCCTGCGCGATGCCCGCAATATCGTTGCAGACCTGAGGGAGTCGGCAGACAAAGGCATTGACCCCCGAACGCTGGCTGGTGGCAACAAATCCAAGAGTAAGCCAACGGTAAAGGATTGCCTGGATTACTGGAAAGAAAATTACGTGGACGTAACGCTAAGAGCTAAGACGATAGCGCTTTATAAATCAACGGTTATAAAGCATATGCGCGACGCTTTTCCCGGCATTCCGGTTGAGGATATCCCTGTCCGCTTGTGGGTAGAGAGGTTTACCGAAGAGGAGAAAATCAACCCTCGCCGAGCCCGGCATTTATTGATACAGCTCAGGTCTGCCATTGGTTGGTGTACGCGCCGACAATTCATTAGCACAACCGAACTCATGCTTTTGCAGCCGAAAGATATCGGTGTTAAACCGGTGATTGGGGAGACCACGCTCAGCTATAACCAGCTTGCCAAAATCTGGATGGCTATAGAAAGAAGTCGTGGGTCAACTTCTAACCGATTGCTTCATCAACTGCTAATGCTGTACGGCGCCAGGAATAGCGAACTTCGGCTGGCTATAAGGGGGGAGTTTGACCGAGAGGAGGGGTTATGGGTTGTGCCGGCAGAGAAAAGTAAAACCAACAAAATTATCAGGCGCCCCATTTTCTCCGCCGCAGATGATTTGCTGAAAAAAGCTGAAATGACGTATGGGGATATACTTTTCCCTGGCGAGGATCTGAAAAGCCCCATTACTATTTCTGGTGCAAATAAATTTCTCAGAAGAATCAAGGACTCGTTGGGGTTTGGTGAGTTTACTTCACATGATTTTCGGCGCACATTGGCAACCCGGCTATCCGAAGAGGGTGTTGCTCCGCACGTCATCGAAAAGATGCTGGGGCATGAACTTGGCGGCGTGCTTTCTGTCTATAACAAGCATGACTGGATTGCCGAACAGAAAGACGCCTATGATCTGTATGCTGAAAAGATATTCTGGCATATCAGGAGGATTTCTGGTTGATTCCCCCGTTTAAGATCCACTCCACAATAGCAGAGCGCAGATATTGCTTAGGATAGGTCCGGACCGGTTTGGGGAAATTATAGCGCTCGGTGTATTTGCGGATGGTCACGCGTGAAGATACTCGGATCATCCGCATTGCCTCTTCCTCGTCAATCATTTCAATGTCTACCATATAACCCACCTCATACCACTTTCAGGCCACGACAGTGGCACCAGACTTCATAATTAATTACCGGCAGTTTCAGTTCCAGCCGTACCCGTTGCTCATCGTTTGCTGTCATCATCATTCCCCTCAATGCATAATCGGTGCTTCTGGCACACCTTCGATCTGGATGTGTTCGATAAAGCTGTCATGGAGGAGGTTAAGCCCCTCCCGGCCAAGTGCTGATAACCTGAACCCAAATTCTTCGTCAGCAATAACCATGTCCTGATACATCCGCAGCGCCAGCTGCTGGCCAACTTCTGGGCCGTATTTCTCAATGGCGCCGGCCTCAATATGGTTAGCGAGTGCAAAGCGCTCCGGCCCGGGGTAGACGCTGATTGCCCCGCGCTCTCCCACATAGATAACGGCTGTATCAACGCCGCCTTCGTCGTTCGGAACGTCGATAGTCCCGTTTTTCTCCAGCTCCTCAGTGATGAACACGGCAGCCAGTAACCAGCGCCAGAGGATCAACTCTTTTTCGATATTGAGCGTGATCCAGTTGCTTTCTACCGCTTCCATGATGCAGGCCAGAATTTCCATTCCATCGGCAAGGTGTTTGTCATAGCGACCGTTATCCAGCAGGCGAATAGCAGCGGAGTAGCCAATCACCCGGTTTCCAGACCGGATCCCTGTTGAGGTTGGTTCCGGGTTAAGCATGTTCTGAAGCATTGCGAACCTCTCATATGTGCCCGGCTTGTCGCCGGGCTGGTGGATCATTTAACCTGGATAAAAGGGGTGTTTGTTCCGCTGGTCATGTACTGGGGCAGGGTGCCATTCCATTTGTTGATGGCCTCCAGTTGCAGTACCTCAGGGTTCTCACGCAAGGCCTGCCCACGGATCTGGATAGACTTTGCTTCTGCTTCAGCCAATTTCAGCTTTGCATCCGCCTGGCCATCGGCTTCGGCTCGTAACATGTTGGCTTCAGCTTCACGTTGTTTAACTTCCTGCTCGCGCTGCAGCGTCTTCTGGTTGGCCGTAACTTTGGCGTTGATGCTTTCGATCACTGTCGGCGGGTATTCCGGACGGCCAACGTAAGAAAGGCTGATCACCTGGATACCAACCGGCCCCATATCGGACTGGATCTCTTTCAGTGCGTTTTCAAGCAGCTCAGCTTTCCCGCCGTCAATGAATTTATCGGTGCTCATCCGACTTGCGAGACGATTAAGGGCGTCAGCAATTTTCTGCCGCAGGTCGGTGTCGGTGATGTCGTCCACGCCTTTACGGTAGGTCTGGAAAACGGTTGTAACTTTGGTCGGATCAACCTTGTACGCGACCCCGATGTGGTAGCCGATGGTGGTGCCATCGCTCATCTGGAAGTTGAAAGCGTCTTCATACGTTTTCATCTGCTTGAAGGTCGGAAAGATATAAACCTCGGTATTCCAGCCGGTCCAGTAGCGTCCGACTCCGACGACTTCACCGACGCCTTTATCGTCACCCAACTTATTCACCTTGATACCCACGTTGCCGGGCTCAACTCGATCGCAACCAACAAGGCCGATGGCAGAGAGTGCGATAATTGAAGCCATAATTGCTTTTTTCATTTCTTTTCCTTCGTTACGGTAAGCACAAGACCCTTACAAATGGCGTAGATGCACGGCGGGGTCAGAATCGCCAGGGCAAAACCGGATATAACTGCTGTCGTGTCCTTCATCGAAATGAGGATCGGAACGAACAGCCCATAAACGCTGGCGACAATCACCACCGATAGAACAACGCGTAAGTAAGCAATCATCGACTCAGCCCTCCAGGCTTACAGGCCTGTAGTTCTTCGCGCTCTTTCACGTAGCGGTCGTGCATGGCATCCCACTTTTTGCACCACTTTTGCATTTCTCTTTTGCGGGCGAGGATGCGACGCAGCCGGCGAACGGTGCGCTGGTGGGCGTTAAAATACTCAGTGGTCACGGCGCCACGTTGCCAGCTACTCAGTTCTGGATTCAGTGGATGAATTACCTGCACGTCCGGATAACGCTGCTTGAAACCAGAACGCCCAAAAGCTCGGGAGGTCATGAAGAACGCCAGGTAACGAATTGCGGTATCCCGGCTGAAGCACCGCTTCATGCGTCCGTGGCGGATCGCGGCGAACAGATCACCAACTGGCGTTGGGTGCTTTTGCAACGCCAGGTCAATGGCGCTGACAGTTCTGTTGTCAATCATTTGTCTTTCTCCCGGTTATAGGTTTCATGACTCATAACTTCCCAGTTCCGGCCATCATCTTTCGATAACAGGCGCCAGCGTGGGTTAACCTTCAGGCTGAGGTAGCCGGTGCGGCGCATTCGCCGCGGGAATATCCGCCGGCGCCGATATCGCAGCAGGACCTGCAGCGCCTGCAGGTGTACCCGCTCAGGAATGCGTATTGCTGTCAGTGCCACAGTGATCCTCCGTCTCGGGTGCGATTACCTGATATCCAGCTTCCTGAGCCAGATCGAGAAACGCCTCGAGTGAGCAAAACATGTCTTTTTCTCGCAGTGGGTACTGCCTGACGAACTCGCCATCTTTCAGTTCGATCACCACTCGCCCGGTAAAACCCGGCTCACAACTTAATTGCACCATTGGTGGGGGAGCGGGAATAAGTACGCCACGATATTCAATCATTCTCATTATTTAGCCCTCGGCTTTTAATGACTGTTCGGCCAGCGTGGCAATGAGTGCATTCATAAAGTCCACACCATCGGGCGTTAATTTATTAACGCCCATGCAATTCGAATAATGTTCAGAAATTAAATTTTCTGCCTGCTCGCGTTTGTGGGTGTCATAAATCATCGCTTCGAAAAGTTTGATTAATGATTTTGTTAAAATATCTTCATCAAGTTCAACGGGTAACGTTGTTCCATCGTCCATTTTTACGAGCTGAAAATAACTCCCAGTCCTTCGCATCATTGAATCAAGCTTGGCGCGAACGAGGTGACGGCGACGCGTTTCAATCAGATTTGTTTTCACGGCGCTTCTCCTCGGCCTCTATCCAGACAGAAATATTTGATGCGATATTTAGCGCCAACCCCAGCAATGCTTCGGTCTGAGGAGGGTTCATTTTTTTAAAGCAAAGATGCATCAAATCTAAGAGTTCATTCAGGTTATTAGCCTCAGTTACAACTTCTTCAATACTTGTGCTGGTTGCTGGATTCCACATAATTACCTCCCATACGCTTTGCGCAGATAAAGGCCTGCTATGATTTCGTGTCCATTAGCTGCATAAAGCAGGGCTGTTTTATATGCGTTACGGTCGACGATGAAACTCATAATAGACCTCTCGATGAATTCAGGGTGTAAGATTCCCCACCGCTTAAGGTGTTAATTAAACTCGCTTTGATTAATTCAATTTCGCTTCGATGTTTTTCAGTTCACTGCAAACCTTAATCGCATAGTCAAAAATTGCAGCTGCCATATACATTGCGGGTTTACCATTGTCGCAATCTGTGAAGTAAAACTCGTTATAAATATGCGCAAGCTCTTCGAGTTTTCTGGCTGTAATGGTCGCGTGAAATATCTCATCAGAAATATCGCTCTCACCATGTTCCCTTTGGGGGGGGCAGGAGAGTCGCTTAACGATTTGATATATTCGTTAGTGGTATCCAGGGTCTTCTTCATTGAGCGAATTAAGCAAGCCATTGCACAATCAGTTTCGTGATCTTCATTACTGTGCTTATAAATCAGCTCCAGAAGAACTGTGTTCTCGGCGATATCCGCCGCGACAATTTCTAACATCTGAATCGGACTGTTCATTTGTCTACCCTTTTATTTCTTCGATGGCGGCAGAGACATACATATCAACAAACTCAATTATGTTTATGCTGAGCTCTCTTTGCGTAGCGGTACCATCGAGCACGCGAGCCACACCGATAAGCAGATGGATGTTATTGAGGGCATCCGTAGCGTTAAGAGGTAAGTCTTCAAAGTCATTCATTTCTCAGCCCTCTCTTGTTGATAAATGACCTCGCTCATATAAACGTAAGCATCCCCCGCGAGTCTTTTAATAAGAGAGGCGATTGAAGAAAGTTCAGAATCCGCTAGTTGATGCGGGTGATCTTCCAGCAGTGAGCAAATTAATTCTGCCTGGAATGTTTTTTCCGCAGCTTCTTTAAACTGGTTGAATTCAGCAACTGACATTTTCATCTCATTGACTCCGTTGTTTGTCGATGAAGTAATTATGTACATCATGTTCATTTTTGGCAAGAACAAAATGTTCATTATTCGATTTGTAAAATGAACATTATGTATATGATTTTGATTTTGAAGGGAATTAATTAAAAAAAATCCCGGATTGTCCGGGATTATATTAGTGGCTGGGGTTTAGCTTGCTTTCCAAATCATCATCTTCTATGTGTCTGGATTGCTTGAGTATTCCAGCGACATATTCAAGCTTCTCGACTTCGTGGTAAGGCATTGTTATTGGCCTATGATCTTGATTGATGCTTGTAAACTGGTACTCACCATCACGGTCATAGCCTAATACCTTGATCATGTTGTGTCCGCTCTTAGTTCTAACGAACACCTCATCACCAGGGCAAACGTTTTTGTTTGGCTCGACTAACACAAATTCTCCTGATTGAATGCGTGGCCACATGCTGTCACCCCTAACTCTCAAGCCAAATGCATCAGGGTCATCGCTGTAAATTTTTAGCCAGCCGTCATTTTCTTCCACCATCTCAATGCTGCCGTCAGCGCCTAACATTGCTTCACCTATAACCCTGACAAGTCCATTTTTTATTTGACCTATGTACTCAATTGTATCTGAACCATGCCTGGTTGAAGTTTCAGCAATATCGCCATGTTGAAGCCAGAGCGGGTCTACCTTAAGGAATTTGGCTAGCAAGAAAATTTTATCTTGGCGCGGCATAGTCTCAGCATTAAACCACTTGCTGACAGCCTTAGGCGTTAACGACAGAGCCGAAGCGATGACTACACCACGCCCATGTGTATCGATCCCCGCTTTTTTACAGGCCAGTGCCAGCCTCTCGGAGAACTCTTTTCGCACTTTTTCATTTTGAACCATGTGTACACCCTATATCAACTTGCATGAACTTTCTATTCCATTTAATATGTACATTATGTTCATTTTGTCGTCGGGGTAAATATGTTTTCTCAAATACTGAGAGATGTTGGTTTAAGAAAGGTTTCCGAGGTTACAGGGAGGACTTTGCGCCAGGTATACAAGTGGGAGGTTCTGAACACACTTCCACGCAGCGATTTTACAGGCGAAACGTTCCTCGCGCGGGCAATTGCAGAGGCGTCTGGTGGGCTCTATTCAGAGCAAGAGGTGTTGGCAGCTGCGATCGAGGGGCGCCGCCAGCCCGCTACGAGGGCATGACATGTCACCCGAAGACTTCATTCGCAAGCACATCACGGCGGCGTTGATGGCCGAAGGCTTCTCTGAGAGTGCCGCAGGGGGGGGGGGCTGAGCACGGCGTCGATTATTACCGGAGAAGCTCACAGGCGAGCAGGAAAGGGGCGATTTTCGATGATTGCCTCTACCGAGCTCGTCAGTGGGCTCTCGGGCAGACAACCACCGCAGAACGGAAAGCAGCAAAGAAAAAGCCGGGGCGAGCTGGTGGAGTTCATCCCGGCCTGTTCTGACTTCTGCTATGCACATCAAATCTACCTGGCGGGGTAAATTCATGAAAAACCTTAGCAGACAATCTGATTACAAATCAAGCGCTGGTGAGCTTAATGTTTCCAGAAACGGGCGGCATTAAGGCGCTGGACAGGCTGTATCACGATCCACGGGGGGTTGTCGTGCACGTCACCGGGTGGGATCGCGAAAAGCAGCAGGTTTATTTCACCAGACCGGGTTATCCGCATGAATGTATGCAGCCAGTCTGGAAGTTTCAACAGTACTTCACGAGGGTTTTGGTATGAGCATGGATCTGATGGTTCAGGCTATGAAAATTAAGGTCGGAAACCCTTTGCGCAAATTGGTTCTTCTTAAGCTGGCGGATAACGCCAGTGATCTCGGGGAGTGCTGGCCTAGTTACCAGCACATCGCTGACCAGTGTGAAATTAGCAAGCGTTCGGTGATGAATCACATCGAAGCGCTTTGTGAGTGTGGACTGATCAAAAAAGAGCTTCGGACAGGACCAAAGGGGAATTCCAGCAACGTGTATCAGCTCAATTTACGTAGTGCAGGAGATTCACCAGGGGGTAGTGCAAATCGTTCACTACCTGGTGCAGGAGATTCACTACCTGGTGCAGGAGATTCACCAGGGGGTAGTGCAGGAGCTGCACCCAGAATCAGTCACTCTTTTGAACCAGTCATTGAATCAGTCAATGAACCTATAAAACATACTGGCGCATCGGCTGACGCCTCTGCACCGGCTCGTTCTGCAAAACAGGATTATTCCCCTGAATTCGAAACAGCCTGGCAGGACTACCCCAAGCGAGCAGGTGGCAATTCCAAGGCGGCAGCCTGGAAAGCCTGGAAAGCCCGCCTGAAAGACGGGGTTAACCCTGAAGCGATGCTGGCAGGCGTTAAGCGCTATGCGACCTACGCCCGTGCAACCGGCAGTGTCGGTACACAGTACGTCAAGCAGGCCGCTACTTTCTTCGGGCCCGATCGTCACTTCGAAGAATCCTGGCAGGCGCCATCCGCTCCCGGAGGTGGGCACAACAGCACTATTGCCCGCCTGTCTGGACTGGGGCGCATGTCCGACGATTTTGGCGAGTCTGGTGAGAACCTGAATTTTTGAGTGAGGTGGATATGTTGAATTTGAATCAGCTCAAAGAGCGTGAAGACCTGAGAGCGCAACAGGAAAAACTCGGCGATGAACTGACTTTCGCTGAAGAGCATAAACTTCCATGGGGCTTCGAGGGCTGGAACTCGAATTACACCTGCACGATATCCTGTCCGGAGCATGGAGACTACGAACAGTTCACGCTGGTGGGCAAAGATTTTCGCGGAGCGGAGACTTTCAAACATTCCCGCTGTCCGGCCTGCATCCGGGCGGAGCAGACCAGAGTCAAATCCAGCCTGCGTAAACTTCACGTGGCCAGCCTGCTGAACGACGCGGGTATTACTCGCCGCTTTGGTGACTGCGAGTTTGAAAATTATCTGGAACTCAACCCTGAAGCCTCCCGCAACCTCGCAGCCTGCAGGCGCTACGCAAACAACTGGCCTGACGTTCTGGACGCCGGGAAAAGTCTGGTGCTGACAGGCAGCTGCGGCACGGGAAAAAATCATCTGGCGGTCTCTCTGGCGAAAAACATCATCCGCAACCATCTCGCCACCGTGGAACTGACCGATGTGATGCGTCTGACTCGTGCCGTTAAAAGCACCTGGCGCCACAATGCTGACACAACCGAAGAGAGCGTACTGGATCACTACGCTTCGCTGGATCTGCTGATTATCGATGAGGTAGGCGTGCAGTTCGGAAGCCCGGCAGAGATGACTATCCTGCACGAAGTGATTAACGCCCGCTATGAAAGCGTTCTGCCAACCATCCTGATCAGCAATCTGCCACCTGAGCAGCTGAAAGAGTTTATCAGCGACCGTATTTTTGATCGTGTGACTGACGGTGGGCGCAACTACCTGGTATTCAACTGGGCAAGTTTTCGTGGGAATAACGGGGGGCATGCATGACACCAGTCTGGCGTAACGACGAACTTGAAGAGGCGGTCATCGGCGCATTGTTTTTGCGCGGAGATGATCCTGAGGTGCTGGATGTTCTCTCCCGACTGCCTGCAAGCACCTTCTCAGTTCGTCAGTATCGGGAAATTTACACTGGCATCTGCCGACAGGCCCGCGGCGGCGGAGTAATTGATCCGTTACTGCTTTGCGAGTCGTTGCCGGCACTCCAGACCACAATTCTGGCAGCCACCCGTGTCAGTTGGGCGAAATCCGCGTTGTTATCTTACGTTGATGTGCTGCGGCGCAATGCTGGTGTACGTGATGCCGAAGCAGCACTGGAGAAAGTGCTGGAGCAAATCAGGAGTGCCAGAAACGGAGAATCAGCCCTGGCCGCCCTTGAAGCTGCGAAGCTGACTGTATCGGCGATCGACATTTCAGCAGATACCGTCCAGCCCGTTCACATCTCCGAACTGCTCACCGCAGTGGCGGACGAAGTTGAATCGCGGAGCCAGGGGAAAGAAGAGACCAGGTGCCTACTCACTGGCATTGAGGAGCTTGATGCTATGACCGGCGGCATTGAATCGACAGATCTGGTGTTTATCGCCGCGCGGCCATCCATGGGCAAAACCGAGCTTGCACTGGATATCATCGACAAGGTTTCCGCTCAGGGCCATGGCGTGCTGTTTTTCAGTATGGAGATGTCGGACACGCAGATCACCAAGCGCATGGTCTCCGCTGCAGGCGGGATGTCGATGTCTCGACTGAAAGCCGTGGATAAATTCGAGGACGAAGACTGGGCGCGGTTCTTTAACGGCATGGAACGCATGGCAACCCGCAACATCTGGATCACCGACGCCACCGGTCTGACTATCGACCAGATACAGCAAACCGCCACGCGCTACCAGATAGCGCATCCGGAAATCGCGCTGGTGGTCATCGACTATCTGGCGCTTATCAAAATTCAGAGTGCTGCGCGGTACGATCTGGCCGTTGGCGAAGTATCCAAGGGGCTTAAAAACCTGGCTAAATCCAATAAAACCCCTGTCCTTGCGCTGAGCCAGCTGTCGCGCGGTGTCGAATCCAGACCCAATAAGCGGCCAATGAACTCCGATATGAAAAACTCGGGGGAAATTGAGGCTGATGCTGACTTGATCCTGATGTTGTACCGAGATGAGGTTTATAACCCTGAATCGCCAGCAAAGGGTATTGCCGAAATCAACGTGACAAAACAGCGTAATGGAGAGCTGGGGACCATCTATCGTCGATTCTACAACGGTCATTTCCTGCCAATTGATCAGGAGGAAGCTCGCCAACGTTCGACGCCGCAACCAAAGGCACATCAACGCCGTTACACGAAAGGGAGCCGGGCTGGCCATGAAGATTTTTAACATTACACCAATGGGCAAGCCGAGGATGACCCGGGCAGACAAATGGAAACAGCGGGAAGTGGTCATGCGCTACCGGGCATTCTGCGATGAGGTCCGTCTGAAGAACGTTGCTATGCCGGAGCAGGGCGGACACATAACCTTCGTGGTTCCCATGCCAAAGAGCTGGAGCCAGAAGAAGCGAGTAACGATGAACGGACAGGCACACCAGCAGAAACCAGACGCCGATAACATGATCAAAGCGCTGATGGATGCTCTGTTTACTGATGACGCACATATCTGGGACTTTCGTGTAACAAAAGTCTGGGGTGAATCCGGACAAATTTTAATTTCTGATATCGGAGAAGTGGCCGCATGAAACTGGAAGCATCGTTAAAGCATTTCAGCCCGCAGGGGATGCATATCAGCGACGACGTGAAAAGCACATCGCCGAATCGCCTGAATGGCACAGACATTATGACCGGGATCGGTGTGACCAGCAGCAGGGCACGCTTCGGCCTGGCCGCTTTCTTCGGAAAGGCTGGTATCAGCAAAACGGATGAACAGCTCGCAGTTCAAGCGCTGGCGCGACATGCCATTGATACAGCACCTAAAAACGTGCGGAAGGCCGCAGGTAAAGCGCTGGGGCGCTGCTGCCTGGTGCTGGCGCAGTTTGCCTTTGCGGAGTACTCACGTTCGGCGGCCACCAGCGCAACGTGTCACAGCTGCAGCGGAACCGGCTTTATTTCCAGCCATGAAGATGTAATTAAGCACCCTGGTATTTTCGATGCTGACGGTGTCGAAGTGAAGGCCCCAAAGATTAGAAATGAACTGGTGAAAAGGGTCTGTGGAGTGTGCGGAGGAAAGAAAGTGATCCATGCGCGATGCAGGTGTAGTGGTAAAGGGGAGGTCTTAGATCGCAAAGCGACCAAAGAACTTGGCGCACCGGTTTTCAAAACATGTGAACGCTGCTCTGGTAATGGCTTCTCTGTTGTACCCTCTGCGACGGTACACCGCGCCATTCTGAAGCGTCTCCCGGATCTCCATCAGTCTTCGTGGTCACGCAACTGGAAGCCGTTCTATGAAGGGCTGGTGGATATGCTTCACAAAGGAGAGAGACAGGCAGCGGCTGAATTTGAGAAGGCGACCATTTATTGATGTGATCGAAACAGATGGCGGCAAATTTTTGCACGATAGAGTTGACTTTGCATAAAATTGTCCTGTATTATTCTAATCATGGATACGTACATCCAAATGAAACTGATTCTGAACCCTGCCAACCGGCGGGGTTTTGCTTTTCTGGGGGAAACGATGCAGCAGCCATATTTTTTTAACCCGGGCATGACCACTCAACAGCTTGAAGACTGGCTTGGGCAACAGAAAATCTATCTTGCCCACTTCAACCGTCTGATAGCAGAAAAAGCCGCTCTTGAGGAGCGGCTGAGTCAGATCTCTGCGGAGATTGGGCGAGTCGCTACTGGTAGCTTTGAAGGAATACTGAGTTTTCCCTGGGATCCCAGTCCTCTTGTGGAAAATCCTCAACAGGATAGTGGCCAGTCGGCAGATTGAGTGACGCCAGGACAGCGGCAGCATCTTCTGACATATAACTGGGGTTTAGTTGACTGGCAATGATAAAGAGACAGTCGTTTAGCGAGAGTCTTCTAATCTCTTCAGGTTTCCACTTGGTCATTTCGAAGATAAGGTGATGAAGAGCCTTATCGTTATCAAGATAATAATAATCCGATGAAAAATGTTTCCTGTACTCATCGAGAATACATTCAAGAGTGAATATTTGTCCTATTCGATACCAAACCTGCCTGGCTCTGTAACTGTGTGAGTCTGCCAGTAATGTTTGGGGGAAGTTGTTATTTTGACAAACCCGGGACTTGATTACCTGTAAAAGGTCTGAGTACTTACTCATATTTTCACCAGTTGATGTTTTAATCATTTGCGAATCAATTTTATCAAAGAGAAAAACAAGCCGCTACACGCTGATAACATCAGGCTGGGCGGTTATGGTGAGCCGATACATCAGACAAGCAGAGTATTGAAACCAGAAAGACTGAATGTTAAATTTCTGGTGTGGTGAATCCCCCTATGCGGAGGGGCATTGCCAGTCTGATATGTTTTTTTGCGCATTGCGAGTCGTCTGTGGACTGGCGGCGACTTACCGGGAGGCACCCGGCACCACACCTAATAAAAAATGATGATAGCTGTAAGGCCCACTTCGGTGGGCTTTTTCTTTGGGCAAAAAAAAGCCCGCATGGTTTCATGCAGGCAAGGCAGTTACATTTAGATTTTGTCCCGGTATATGTTTTTTGTCCGGAAGTCGAAAGATACTGTCTCGAATACATTTTGTAAATAACGGATTCAAATCACAAGGCCATGCATTTGCATGGCTTTTTTATTATCAGGTCCCGCGGAAATCATCACCGACATGCTTCGTTGTTAAATCCAGCCTGACGGGCCTGACCTTCTCACACACAGCTTCCCGATCTTTCATCGGAGGCGGTAACTATGGCTAAGCGTATGCAAGACAAAGAGAGCATTGCCGGGATGTCCTGGCTGGTTCTGCTGATCATTGCTTGCTGGGGTGGACTTGTCCGCTACCTGATAGATGTGAAGCAGAGCAAGGCAACATGGAGCTTGATCAATGCTCTTGCCCAAATGGTGGTTTCAGGGTTTACCGGCGTTATTGCTGGCCTGGTGAGCATTGAAAGCGGACTGAGCATTTACATGATTCTGGCAACCGCGGGGATAAGCGGCGCGATGGGCTCCGTAGCGCTCACGTATTTCTGGGAACGAATCACCGGAGTGAAAGCACAATGACAGCAGACCAGATTATCGAGGGGATCCTCGGCAAGGAGGGTGGTTATGTCGATCATCCGTCGGATAAAGGCGGGCCGACCCGCTGGGGCATCACGCAGACCACCGCCCGTGCACATGGCTACACCGGTGATATGCGGAACCTGCCCAGGGAAACAGCAAAGCAAATCCTGCTGAGCGATTACTGGACCGGCCCCCGGTTTGACCAGGTGGCAGCTCTATCTACGTTACTGGCAGATGAGCTTTGCGACACTGGCGTGAACATGGGGCCATCTGTAGCCAGTAAGTTTTTCCAGCGCTGGCTGACCGCAATGAATATGCGCGGAAAGCTGTATCCCGATCTGATTCCGGATGGCGCCATTGGTCCCCGAACCATCACCGCGCTTAAGGGATACCTTTCCGCCCGCGGGAAAGAGGGTGAACAGGTTCTGTTGCGTGCGCTGAACTGCAGCCAGGGTGCCAGATACCTCGAACTGGCGGAGGGACGCGAAGCCAACGAGGATTTTCTCTACGGCTGGGTTAAGGAGCGTGTCCTGTGAAGATGATCATTTTCGCTTTGCTTGTGCTGGTGGCTGTGCTCGTTCTGTTACTTCTGCGCAAATATACCCGGCTGGAGTTCGTAGGGCATGCCAGCTTGCTGCTGAAAACGTGGTCTGTAAAGCTGGGAGCTATCGGCGCGCTGGTTGGTGTATGGGCGCAGTCGTTCCCGGATGCTGCGCTGCACGCCTGGGCGGTGCTGCCGCCGGATATCAAAAACATCCTGCCGCCAAACATCGTTGCGTTGATTAGCCCTGCGCTGGTGGTGCTGGCCGTACTATCGCAATACGTACGCCAGCCAGCATTGAAAGAAAAGGCCGACGAACTGAAGGAGCAGCAATGAGCTTTGAAATTATCGCGGGACTGGTGGTCGTCATCCTGGGTGCTATTGCTGGCGCGTTCGGCATTGGTCATGCTCGCGGGGCCAGTAAGGCGAAAGCCAAAGCTGATCAGCAACGTACCGAAGAGAACGCCGCTGCTACTGTCGCCGCGGCAGAACGCCGTGCTGAAGTCACGAAAGGGGCCAGCGATGTACAGGAAGACGTTAAGCGTATGGGCGATGACGATGTTGATCGGGAGTTGCGCGAAAAGTTTACCCGCCCCGGTAGTCGTTGACACGGCCTGCAGCTGGGTGCGGATCATCTACCTGACTGACCACGATATCGATGTGCTGGATAAGCAGACCAAGCGTGACATCCTGGCGCACAACAAAGCAGTGCAGGCTAACTGCCCGTAACGGAGTATCCATGAAAGAAAGAAAACTCGTAATTGAAATTGATGACAGCGCCATTGATTCAGTCATCGAAAAGGTGCGCCTGCTCAAGGATGAACTGAGAAGCCTTAACCTGCCGATCAACATCTCTGTTGCAGTGCCGGCAGCATTAAAGCCGGAAGAGGAAAGGAACACGCAGGATGCCAGAAGCGTATTCCTTAGCAACCTTGATGCCGAAATTACTCAGGCTTGGTCATCATTGACAGAGCTTTTGAATATACGTCGCGACGCGACCTCCTCCGACTAGCTGCTGCCGCTGTTTTTAGTTCATTCACGGATTTTGTGAATTTAGCCCTCACGTTACTGGCGCTATCTGTTGGCAACTCGCTGAAGAGGCAGGATACAGCGATAGATAAGATCTCGGTCTCACCTTTGAGTGACTCCAGCTCCTCGACGATTTTCTGTAAAAGTTTCTGATTATCAACGGACATTAAAACGCTCCTTACTTTTTGTGTGAAAACTCAAAGATAAGCGAGCGTTACTTTTTGCAACATCCTGATATTCGATCAGTGCCGCCACCGTGCGGCATTTTTATTACCAGAAGTAGGAGAAGAAGCATGTTGACAGTAAAAGTGATGTCGCCTGGCGGCGGCGAAGAAATCCATAGCGGCCTGAGCGTTGGTTTCAACCCCAATCAGCAGAGTATCTCAGTGTCTGGAATGGACCAGAACGTGTTCCTGAAGCAGGGGGAGGTGGCCTATGTGATGAACGCAAACGGCAAGACCATTTCCCGTTACGAACACAGGGCCCAGCAGTAGGCATTACAGAAGCTCCTGAGCTAAGGGGCTTCGATAATGCTAAACCGAAGCATCTGCCTTAAGTGTTATAAAAAACCCCGTGGAGGAAATCCCAAAGCTACGGGGTGCTGTACAGCCAGCCAATGACTGATTGTAGCCACGAAGTTGGTTTATTTTCTACTGGTTGAGAATAAAACTGAGAGCCAGGAAGGCTTGAGAGTGGCTCATCCATAAGCTCACGGGTAGAACGGCAGACTTTGTCATGGCAGAGCAAAGTCATAAGATAGTTTAGATAACACTCCGGATATGACAAGCGTAGCGGGTGTAAATCAGTTAACGGAGCTCAGCGGCTAAGGCATCAAGCATTCACTGAGTATCGTTGATAATGCTATAGTTCACCAGAAAGAGCAGATTGCATGGTGTCAGGAGACACAGCTCATATTTAGAACGTCAGGGTTAAGTTAGTGGTGAATGTAACTATTAATAGTGGGTTAGTCAGTTATTTGTTTTTGTTATTGACTATGTGGCCAGTTTTTATAACGCTCTGTCTAGGGATGTCTATAGCATTTTACGGAGTGTTAATGAAGAAAACTGCACTTGGCTGGCTACTTGCCGCTTTATTTTTTGGAATTATTGGATGGCTGTGTGGGTATTAACTCACTGACGCTGAGGTTTCTTTTCGAAGTCTTCAAGGATGTATTGCTGCCGTTATCCATCGAATGCATGTATGCTGGTAAGGATTTTTAAAGGAAAAGGAATGGATAATGAATACCCAGAAGCTTTTAGATACATACATGTTAGTTGGGGCCGGTCTTTCTCGCGTCAAATATGAGATTTTCTCAGGAGATGAAGGGTCATATGCGTTTATTACTATTTATGCATATGAACCTCATTTCCATATTAAGGGCTATGATTCTTTAAAGTTAGACGACGCTATTGATGTCAGATCTCAGATCGAAGGACATTTTGTAGATAACTACCAGTAGCCAAAATCAATTATCTGAATCTACAGCCTCGCTTATGCGGGGCTTTTTATTGGAGTGAATATGGCAACTAATTCACCCTGGCATCATCTCTATAACACTAAACGGTGGTATCGACTGCGTTTTCACCAGCTTCAGAAACAGCCACTCTGCGAGTTTCACCTCAGGCGAAATCAGGTGATATCTGCCACCGTTGTTGATCACATCAAACCTCACAAGGGCGATGAAACCCTCTTCCACAACCCGGACAATCTTCAGTCGCTATGCAAGCGCTGCCACGACTCGGTTAAGCAACGCATGGAGAAGGGCGGAACGGTTACCGAGTTCGACAATGAAGGCAGGGTAATCTGGTAACAGGAGCGCGCAATGCAAGACCTGAAGATTGAATACCGGGATGGCAAGCTGGTGGAACTGAGCATTGATGGTGTGAGCTTTCTTTCTGCATCCGCCATCTCCTTCAGTCATACAGCAAACGAGACGCTACCAACGATCATCCTGACAATGTCTGTCGGTGTCGGTGAGCGCCTGGAGCCCCCCAGCCCTCCCCGTGAAAACTTGCGGATCATCGAGAAATGATAGATTTTCTCATTATCAGCCCGAGAGGGTGGGGGGAGGGGTAAAACTCTGGCGGCAATCGTAAAAAGACCGCGCCCCCAGTTTTCTTTTCAAAAACGTCCAGAAAAAAAGGAAAAAAGCGATGGCACAGCGAGGCAGAAAATCTCTTGCCGCGACGACGGCTGTGTCGCTTCCGGCTCTGGCTGAAAGCAGGCTGCAGCCCTCGTTACACCTTAGCGATCCAGAGATAAACGTTTGGATCAGACTGGTTAACGATAACCCGGCCAGCTCATTTACTGAAACACATCGCGACATGATGGAAATGTACTGTCGGCATGTGGTGCAGGCGAGACTGTTAACCACTCAGATCGAGGAGTTTGAGCTGGAGTGGCTGGCTCGGGATGACGGGCTGAAGCGCTACGATAAATTGCTCACGATGCGCGAACGTGAAGTACGGTCTGCGTCTTCACTGGCAACGCGACTGCGTATCACCCGGCAGGCGACTGCTGATCCTAAAACAGTAGGACGCGCCAACAAAAATCTGCCGCGGGAGAAAAAACCCTGGGAAATTGAATAAGGCTCTTCGATGGCTAAAAAAACTCTGACAAGAGCCGAGAGGAATATCCTCTGGTGCGAAAGAAATATTTATATTCCCGAAGGTAAGTTTGTCGGCCAGCCGCTGAAAATGGCTGAGTTCATGAAGGATGACTTCAGAGCCATTTTCGACAACAAGCATGGTACACGTCGCGCAATCATCAGTCGCGGGCGAAAAAACGCCAAAACGGTGGAAACCGCCATGCTGATGTTGCTCTACCTGGTAGGGCCCGAGGCTGCACCGAACTCGCAGCTGTATTCTGCGGCACGCTCACGCGACCAGGCGGCTATTCTGTTTAACCTGGCCTCGAAGATGTGCCGGATGAACCCGGTACTAATGCAGTACGTTGCGATCAAGGATTCAGCTAAAGAAATCCACTGCCCTGAGCTGGGTTCTTATTACCGCGCACTGAGTGCCGAAGCTACCACGGCCTATGGTTTCTCGCCGCGATTTGTTGCACACGACGAACTGGGCCAGGTTCGTGGGCCGCGAGACCCGCTTTATGAAGCGCTGGAAACCGCCACCGCTGCACAGGATAACCCTATTTCGATAATCATCAGCACCCAGGCGCCCGATGCGAGCGACCTGCTTAGCCTGCTGATTGATGATGGCCTGACCGGAGCCGATCCCCGGACGGTGGTCCGGCTTCAGACCGCGCCGGAAGATATCGATCCTTTCTCTGTCGAGGCCATCAGGCTGGCAAACCCGGCCTTCGATGTGTTCATGAACCAGAAAGAAGTGCTGGATATGGCCGCCAGTGCGAAACGCCTGCCGTCTCGCCAGGCAGAGTTTGAGAACCTTGTGTTAAACCGCAGGGTTGAAGCGAAAAGCCCGTTCGTTAGCCAGAGTGTATGGCATATGAACAAGGAGGAACCCGGCGAACTTGCGGGGGCTACCGTATGGGGCGGGCTCGATCTTTCCAGCGTGTCAGACCTGACCGCACTGGTGCTGAACACCACGCAGGGCGATGTGCACTGTAAATTCTGGCTACCGGAGGAAGGGCTGGCAGATAAGGCGCGTAACGATCGTGTGCCTTATGACATATGGGCGAAGCAGGGCTGGCTAAACACGACACCTGGTAAGGCTATCGAGTATGGATTTATCGCGAGGGAGCTGCGGCGCGTTTTTGATCTCTGTAACGTCAGGGCGCTGGCGTTTGACCGCTATAACATGCGCTTCCTTCGCCCGCATCTCATCGATGCTGGTTTCACCGATGTGGAGCTCGAACGATTCGTAGAGTTCGGTCAGGGGTTTGTTTCCATGTCGCCTGCTCTCAGGGAGCTGGAAGCCAAACTGCTCGGTGCGCAGCTGAAGCACGGCAATCATCCGATCCTCGAAATGTGCGCCAAAAACGCCACGGTAATCACTGACCCTGCCGGTAACCGCAAGTTTGTGAAAGGTAAGTCGAGCGGACGTATCGACGGCATGGTAGCGCTGGCGATGTCTATTGGCGCGCAGACCAGTGACGAGGTAGAGGAGCAGGGTGACGTTAATGATTTCATTTACAACTTTTTGAGCGTGTAAAAATGGCAGATACCGATTACAGCATTGACCTGCGGACGCGATCGCCATTCTGGGCGCGCATGGCCTCTATCCTGACCGGCGGCCGCCTGGTGACACCCGATAAGGGCTCGCAAATGGCGGGTACGTCAGCGCACGGTGTGGTTGGTGATTCTGTTGTGACTGATGAGCGTAATATGCAAATCAGTACGGTATGGGCCTGCATCAGGTTAATCTCCACCGTAACAGCATCTTTACCACTCGATGTTTATCAGACCAAAAATGATCAGCGCACGAAAGTGGACAACAGTCACCCCCTTGCGAAACTGCTGAGATTCCGTCCCAACAACTTCATGACCGCTCTTGAGTTTCGCGAAGCAATGACTATGCAGCTATGTGCCTACGGCAACGCCTATGCACATGTTGAGCGAAACGGTGTTGGTGACGTGATTAGCATGGTTCCACTGATGAGCGCCAATATGGAAGTTCGGCTCAGCGATAACGGTAAAAATATTATCTACCGCTACCGACGGGACACTGAATACGCTGACTTTTCACAGAAAGAAATTTTTCATCTCAAAGGATTTGGCTTCAATGGTCTGACTGGTCTTTCGCCGCTGGCGTTCAGTGCGAAGTCTGCTGGTGTGGCCATAGCGATGGAAGATAACCAGCGTGAATTTTTCGCCAACGGTGCGAAGTCTCCGCAGATCCTGATGACTGACGGCAAGGTGCTGACGAAAGAGCAGCGTGGGCAGCTGGAGGAAAACTTTAAGGAGATTGCTGGTGGTCCGGTCAAAAAGCGGCTTTGGATCCTTGAGAGCGGCTTCACCACGCAACCTATCGGCGTTTCGCCTCAGGATTCAGAAATTCTGGCTGCGCGTAAATTTCAGGTCGCCGAACTGGCGCGATTTTACGGCGTGCCTCCACATCTGGTCGGCGACGTGGACAAAACCACCTCCTGGGGATCGGGGATTGAACAGCAAAACCTGGGCTTTCTCCAGTATACCCTCAAACCCTACCTTGATCGGTGGGAGTACAGCATTGAGCGCTGGCTGGTCAAAGAGTCAGAACAGGGCATCATTCACGCCGAGCATAACCTCGACGGGCTGTTGCGCGGTGATTCAACAAGCCGGGCATCATTTATGCAAATCATGGTCAATACCGGGATTCGGACCGTTAACGAGGTTCGAAGGCTCGATAACCTGCCGCCGCTGCCCGGAGGTGATGTGGCGACACGGCAGTCGCAGAACGTGCCCATTACCGATCTCGGAACAAACAAAGAGCCCCGCAATGCCGGGGCTTAATTTTTATGGGGGCTATGATGCCTGACATTCAGAAGACGCTGGCTTTCGACCAGACAGAAATCAAGTTCATCGGCGACGGCAGTAAGGGAACATTTGAAGGGTATGCCTCGGTTTTTAATAACACCGACGCCGATGGCGACATTATTTTGCCAGGTGCTTTCGCTGGTGTGATTGCTAACCAGAGTCGCAAGGTGGCCATGTTCTTTAACCACCAGACACGTGCTATCCCGGTCGGTAAATGGGATGCCATGCATGAAGATGACAAGGGGCTATTTGTCCGTGGTCAACTTACTCCAGGGCTTAGCCTGGCCGAAGACCTGAAAGCTGCCATGCAGCATGGCACGGTTGAAGGGATGTCTGTTGGGTTTTCCGTTGGGCCTGATGATTACACCGTTGGCACGTCAGGGCTCATCTTCAAAAACATCTCTTACCTGCGGGAAATTAGCGTCTGTACTTTCCCGGCTAACGAGCTCGCTGGCGTAACGGCCATGAAGAGCATCGACAGCATCAAATCTATTCGCGATGCGGAGGCCTGGCTGAGGGATTCAGTCGGGCTTTCGCGTTCTGAAGCACAGGCATTTATCGCCCGTGTTAAGTCTGCAGGCCGAAGCGAGTTCGGTAGCGACGACATTGACGCGCTGGCACAGCGCATTAACTCATTTGCCGCTAACCTGCGGACACCTTAACGGAGTAACACATGTCTGAATTATCTGTACTGGAAAAAGCTATCGAAAACTCCCAAAAAGAAGTAAAGGAGCTTATCGAAGAACAGCGTAAATCCATCAACCAGACCGGTGAAATCAACAAGCAGCTGCAGATCGATCTGACGAAAGCACAGGAAGAACTGAAAGCCACCGGCACCCGCCTGTTCGATCTTGAGCAGAAACTGGCCGGAAACTCTCCTGATCAGACTGCGCAGAAGTCATTTGCTCAGCGCGTATCTGAAGACCTGATGAAGGGCTGGGACGGCTCGCGTACTAAAGCGAAAGTCACCAGTTTTGATAAAGCGATTGGTTCCGGCGCAGCGTCGGCAGGCGCCCTGGTCCAGCCGCAGCAGCTGCCGGGTATTCTTATGCCGGGTCTTCGCCGTCTGACCGTGCGTGACTTGCTGGCACAGGGGCGTATCACCAGTAACGCGCTGGAATACGTGCGCGAAAACGTGTTTACCAACGCTGCAGCACCAGTGGCAGAAGGTACCCTCAAGCCGGAAAGTAATATTACCTTCACCAAAGAAACGGCGAACGTGAAAACTATCGCCCACTGGATCCAGGCATCGCGCCAGATCATGGATGATGCCCCGGCGCTCGAGTCTTACCTCAATTCCCGCATGATGTACGGACTGGCACTGGTGGAAGAGAACCAGATGCTGAACGGGGACGGTACCGGCGATAACCTGCAGGGGCTCAACGTAGTAGCGAATGACTACGAAACCACACTCAACGCAGCCGGAGATACTGGCGCTGATGTTCTGGCACACGCCATCTATCAGGTATCGCTGAGTGAGTTCGAAGCAGACGGCATCATTCTGAACCCGGCGGACTGGCACCGTATTGCCCTGCTGAAGGACGCTAACGGCAATTACATTCTCGGTGGCCCGCAGGCGTTTGCCTCGAAAGTGCTTTGGGGGCTTCCGGTGGTGTCGACCACAGCGCAGACGGCAGGCAAATTCACCGTTGGCGCGTTTGGCCTGGCGTCGCAGGTTTGGGATCGCATGGATGCCACCATCGAGATCAGCAACCAGGACCGCGATAACTTCGTTAAAAACATGCTGACCATCCTTTGCGAAGAGCGCCTGGCGCTGGCCCACTATCGCCCGGCAGCGATTGTGACGGGTGATATTGCTGTCAGCACTGGTGCATAACAAAAGGGCGCGGCCAGCAATGGCCGCGTAAATGAGATGAAAATTAAAGCTCTCCGTATGTTCTCGCATTATCACCTGGGTACGGTATCTCAGGGGGAAATCCGCGAGGTGCATAAAGAAATCGGCGAAGTACTGGTGAAACTGCATCTGGCCGAGGCGGTTGAGCCGGAAAAGGCAACAGACTCTGGTTCTGCGGAGCCTGCTAAAGCCAAACCAGGGGGTAAAGGTGGAAATAAGCGAGGAACAGCTGGCGCAGATAAAGGCGCATCTGAAGGTTGATGGTGACGACGAAGATACGCTTATTGCTGCCTATGCTTCGGCCTCCGTCGATTATGTTGAGCGGTTTTGCGACGGTGCGCTGGTCGAAACATTAACGCCGCCAGTGGAAGTGGAAACTCAGCCCCGTGAGGTTATTTTTACTTCCGGCATCTGGGCGGCAATGCTTTTGCTGATTGGACACTGGTATGCGAACCGCGAAGCGGCAGCGCAGAACCTATCGGAAGTTCCGCTGGGCGTTGAGGCGCTGCTGATTAGGCACCGGAGGTGGAACTAATGGGCTGCTCAGGATGTGCTAAACGGCGTGAGTGGTTAAAAAAGTGGACGAAAATAGCCTATGAACGAGCAACTGGTAAACGCGCTGATAGCAGCGTTGAGAGAACAAACAACAGCACAGCGAGAGCAGACGGAAGCGATAAACCGCCTGGCTGAGTCTAACGTCGCCCTGTCCGATGTAATTATCCAGTCGCTTGCCGGCGATCTCGATGAGGCGCCAGAGCAGCAAACCTATCTGAGCGGGAAACCCAGGGGGTGATATGCAGGCCGGAAAATTGCGTCACAGGATCACCCTGCAGGAACCGGTCAAAGAACAGAACCCGACAACGGGAGCCGTAATTAATACCTGGCGCGATGTCGCAACCCTTTGGGCCGAAGTCGCTCCTTTATCCGCACGTGAGTTTATTGCGGCCCAGGCCTCTCAGGGCGAAGTTACCACACGGATAACGATGCGTTACCGTGAGGGTGTCACCCGCAAACATCGGATCCTGTTTCGTGGCCGCTTCTACAACATTGAGGGCGTTTTACCTGACCCCCGGAGCGGCAGGGAATACCTGACACTGCCATGTTCAGAGGGGGCTAACGATGGCTGATGGCGTGGAAGTAAACCTGACCGGCCTCGATTCCGTCCTGGGGAAACTGGATGCCGTCTCACAGGTCACTCGCGATAAATCCGGTCGTGCAGCGCTGCGTAAAGCGGCAAACGTCATCAGGGACAGAGCGCGCAATAATGCCGCGCGGGTTGATGATCCTCTCACCAAAGAGGCTATCTACAAAAACATTGTGGTCAGTTTCAGCAGCAAGGCATTTCGCAGAACCGGCGATCCAACGTTTCGTGTCGGGGTGATGGGCGGCGCCAGGCAATACGCCAATACAAAGGCCAACGTCCGAAAAGGCAGGGCGGGTAAAAGTTATAACACTGCCGGAGATAAAGGTAATCCCGGTGGGGATACCTGGTACTGGCGATTCCTGGAGTTCGGCACAGAACATGCTGCAGCGAGGCCAATAATTAGGCCTGCACTGAACGGGGTCGATGCCGATGTGATTAACGTTTTTGCTTTGGAGCTGGAAAAGTCCATTGATCGGGCTGTGCGACGGGCGGCTAAAAAAGGAACTCCGGTATGATTGCTCCAATATTTGCAGTTTGCGCAGCCAGCCAGGCAGTCAGGGATTTGCTAGGCTCTAATCCCGTGCGGCTTTATCCATTCGGTATGCAGGACGATAATATCGTTTACCCCTATGCAGTCTGGCAAAACATAGGCGGCAACCCTGAAAATTATCTGAACCAGCGGCCAGATGCGGATCACTATTCTCTGCAGGTTGATGTCTATGGCGATACTGACACCGACGTGATCGCCGTTGCCCGCGCTTTGCGTGACGCAATTGAGGGCAAGGCCTATATCACCCGATGGGGTGAACAAAGCCGCGATCCTGAAACAATGCGATACCGCTATTCCTTCGATGTTGACTGGATAACGACCAGATAACCAACAACCCCAAACTGACCCGCCTTGTGCGGGTTTTTCTTTTATGGAGACAAAACATGTCTGTATTAACGCAAGGCACGCAGTTTTTTGTGCTCAAGTCTGGCGTGGTCAGCGAGGTTGAATGCATCACCAGTTTCAACCCCGGCGGGAACCCTGCCGATCAGATTGAAGATACCTGTCTGAGTGAGCGGGATTCCAGAACCTACAAAAAGGGACTTAAAACGCCTGCGGCCGCAACCGTCGGGCTTAACGCTGATCCGACGAACGCAAGCCACATTATGTTGCATGGCCTCGCTGAAGCGAATGACCAGACGCCGTTAACTTTTGCGGTTGGCTGGTCAGATGGAACCAGCGCCCCGACAGCCGCCGCTCCTGGCGCTGAGGATGCTGTTGATGGCCTGGTGCTGCCATCGGATCGCACCTGGTTCATTTTCCAGGGTTACGTTTCTGACTTCCCGTTTGATTTTCAGGGTAACGCTGTTGTGACGACCTCCGCCACGATCCAGCGGTCTGGCTCTTCCGTATGGGTGCCTAAGGCCGCAGCGTAATTAATATGCCCGGTTATCCGGGCTTTTCTATTCAGGAGCTGAAATGCAACTTACTCTCGATACGTTAAAAGAAACCGGTGCCTTTACCGGGCGTCCCGTGGAAAAAGAAATTAAGTGGAAAGGCCGTGACGGGAAAGAGCATATCGCAACCGTCTATGTGCGCCCGATGGGCTACCACACCACTAAAGCTGAACTGCTGGCGTATAACGGGAAATCGGACCCGATTGCTGAGCGCATTGCGGCGCATATTTGCGATCAGGACGGCGCCCCAGTGTTTACCGCGGCTGACATTCTTGGGACTGCTACCCCAGATCGTGGGGCGCTGGACGGTCCGATTGTTATGGCCCTCCTGGCTGCAATTCATGATGTAAACGAACTGGGAAAGACTACGAGCTAACCGGCGAGGATGAATTCTGGTGCGAACTGGTGATGAACGGCATCGGCGGCCGCACCATCGCAGTGGCTCAGGAGCGGATGAGTCGCAGGGAATTTCTGGTTTGGCTCAAGTACCGTGAGAAGTACGGACCGCTCAATATCATGATGCGTACCGAGTGGGGGGCTTCGCTGGTGGCGTCTGTCCTGGCTAACATCAATAAGGCAAAGAACACGCCGCCGTTCAAGGTAAGTGACTTTGCACCGCACATCAACGAAGCGCCATTATCTCTGGAAGAGGCCATGAAATCCTGGGACTAATTATTGTTTTTGCCTTTAAAAAAATCCTGCTACCCTTTTGGTAACTATTATCACGAGGGAATGATATGAAGAGTTCAGGTCAGTTGTTATCGCTGGCAGGTATAATTCTCGCGGTGTACTCATTGTTCTTTATGGATGTGAGTGTTGAGGTTGGCGATGGTACAAGAGTTAATAATATTGGGCTAATGGCTCAACAGCAAAACTATTTATTAGTTGCGGTTGTTCTTTTTCTTGCTGGTATCTTTATTTCATTCTCAGGGAGAAAGAAGTCATTACAAGAGGTAGATTTCACTAAAATAGAATCTTTCTCATCAGATGACTTTGTTTCTTTGAAAGATGGTGAACCATGTCTTAATATCTTGGCTGTAGACAATCTTGCAATGATGTTTTTAAAAAAACATGGTTCAAGTAGTGTTAATGATATCCTTTTTATGAATATGCCTTTAATCGATAGGTTAGAACAAGGTCTCCCTGAACCACTAAGGAAAGATTTTAAATCTACCCTTAAAAGGAGGTTAAAGGACAATTGTTAAAATAACGCCCGCTAAAAGCGGGCTTTTTTTCACTTGGAGAATTTATGGCTGGCAAGTCACTGGGAACTCTGACTATCGACTTGGTTGCAAAAGTTGGTGGATTTGTTTCAGGGATGGATAAAGCTGAGCGTGCATCAGCCAAGTGGAGCAAGCAGGTACAAGATGATGTGGCAAAATCCAGTGCTGCACTAGCAGGTATAGGGGCAGCAGCTATTGCAGCTGGGCTGGCTGTTGGCGCATCCGGATTTCAATTACTGAAATCCACATCCAGGCAAATAGCAGAAACTGACCGCTGGGCTAAATCATTACAATTATCTACCCAGGAACTTCTTGCTTGGCAGTTTGCAGCTGAAAAGGCTGGTGTCTCCGGTGACCAAATGGCTGATATCTTCAAGGATATTGGTGATAAGATTGGTGACGCGGTATTAAATAAATCAGGTGAAGCTGTTGATGCGCTCAACGCTCTTGGATTATCTGCGGAAAAACTATCAAAAGTCAGTCCAGATAAACAATTGCTCGCTATCGGTGAATCTTTGGAGAAAATTAGTACTAATGCCGAGAAGACCACCATTCTTGAAAGTTTGGGTAACGACCTTTCAAAATTACTTCCTTTATTTGATAACAACAACCAAAAACTCAAACAGTTTATTGACCTTGCTAAAGATTATGGTGTTGCTCCTGATGCATCCTCTATTGATGATTTAGTAAAGGTTAATCAACTTTTTGAAGATATGGAGGCTCAGGTTGCAGGGCTCAAAATTGAGATTGCAGCCGGATTGGCAAAAGTTGATCTAACTCCTTTGCAGGGCTCACTTGATAAGCTTCATGACGTACTGACTGACCCCTTGGTTCTTCAAGGTATTTCTGATCTTGTATCGGAAGTCGCTCAACTTGCTGGATGGCTTGTAAAAGCAGCTGCAGGTGCGGGCCAACTAGCAGCCAGCACAGGAAACCGTTTTGCGGCACTTAGTGGCAAGATCGACCTAACAAATATAGACCAAGTTAATGAACGTATTGAATACCTGCAAAAAATCCTTGAAGGAAAAAAAGGTTTTTACTCTCAAAGTGAGTCTATGTTTGGTTGGATTACAGGGGTAGATGACAGCGCGAAAGCACTAAATGATGAACTGCTATCTCTTATAGAAACAAGAGATAAATTTTCTAAAGCTAGTAAATCGGTGCTACCTCTTCAGGTAGCCACTGTGGGAACGGACAACCCATTTTCTTTACCTCCTGGTGGTACGAACGGAAAACCTGTTAAAACACCAACAAGTAAAACAGAAAATGCTTTTAACAGTAGATTGCTTGATCTACAAAAACAAGCTGCCCTTATTGAAACTACTGGTAAAAAAACAGCTGAGGTTACCGAGCTCGAAAAAATAAATTTTGATATTACCAGTGGCAATCTTAAAAAATTGTCAGAAGCTCAAAAAGAACAGCTTCGCACTGCTGCAAAAGCCCTGGATTCTAAAAAGGAAGAGCTTAGGCTTAATCAGGAAAATGCCCGGGTTGCGGAATATGTTTCCGGCTTAGAAAGGCAGAATAAGTTAGTGCAGCAAGGATTTGATAATGAAATTGTTGGCCGTTATTCTGGTGGTCGTGAGCGATCACGCATGCAGAATAATAATGATATACAGCAGGATTTTGCATATCAACAGGATGATCTTTTAAACCAGCTCCAATCTGGAGATATAGACCAAAGTCTTTACGATAAAAAGAAAGAAGCATTACAGGATTCTCTTGATGAGAGGCTTAAAATTCAGGAGGAATATTACAAGAAACAGGATGAGTTACAAAATGATGGTGCTGCTGGTTTTATATCAGGGCTAGCAACGCAAATAGAAGCATCAATGGATTTATACACCAACATGCAGCAGGTTGGTGCACAGGCATTTAGCAGCTTAACGGATATGATTATTGACTGGGCAGAAACCGGAAAGTTAAATGTTAAAGATTTTGCTTCGACATTTCTGCAATCTGTTGGTAGCACACTTCTTTCTTACGCTGCTGCCCAAGTTGCAATGGCGGGTTTGCAGGCCTTTACAGCAATGATCGGCGTGCCGTTTGTTGGACCCGAAATAGCAGGACCGGCAGCAATAGCCGCAACTGCGGCTGCTGGAGTACTGGCGATAGGTGTTGGTACAGCCCTTCAGGGCCAGGCTCATGACGGTATCGACTCTGTGCCCGAAACTGGAACCTGGCTCCTGCAGAAAGGTGAGCGCGTTACGACTGCTAAAACCAGCGCCAAACTGGATGCCACTCTGGATCGAGTAGCAAACCAGTCCACAGGCGGCGGCGCGCTTTATTCGCCCACAATCAATATCCCCATCAATGGTAACCCTTCCGATGCAACTTTGGCGCTGGTCCGTAAAGCTGCAGATGAGGGGGCTGAAAGGGGATACCGGAAGGCGGTTAATTCAGTCGCAAGCGGTCAGGGTGATTTGCATAAGGCCTTGATGGGTAAAACTACCTCGGGGAGGAAAATTAGCTGATGGCAATTTCAACTAATCTCAATTACCCGAAGGATTATCTCCCTTGCCCATTGAAGGAGAACTTTGGTCTTAAAGCGACTTCTCCGCTAAAAAGTACAGCGATGGTTACCGGCAGGCGGCGACAAAGGCGAGCTTATACTTCGGTTCCTTCTCAAACGCCAGTTTCATGGATCTTTACTGATGGTCAGGCACAGCTTTTCGAAGCCTGGTACCGAGACATCATTACCGATGGGGCTGACTGGTTCAACATGCCGCTCCTTACCCCTTTAGGTGCGCAAGATTATGTCTGTAGGTTTGTCGATATATACGAGGGACCGACACCTGAGGGCGGTAAATACTGGCGATATAGTGCAACGCTGGAATTATGGGAGCGTCCAATCCTTCCGCCTGGCTGGGCCGAGTTCCCTGACTTCATTGTGAACAGCGATATTCTTGATCTTGCCGTTAACAGGGAGTGGCCTGAAGCATGACAAGACTTAACAGGCTCTATGCCAGCAGCGGTCCGGAGGTGATCATTGAAACGCTGCAGATCACCGTTGGCTCAGATGTTCACTACCTGTACCAGGGGTATGAGGATATTACGGCGACGACGGAGAGCGGCAATACCGTAACGTTTACCGCCTGCGCGATTGACATTGCGCTGCCGGCGCGCAACGCGGACGGTACGCAAGATTTGAAATTCGCCCTGTGTAATGTCGATGGTGTTGTGTCCACGACGATCCGCAATGCCCTGGCTAACAGGTTGCCTGCATCGCTGACATACCGCAGTTTTATCTCCACGGATTTAGCCGCGCCTGCGGCAGTGCCGTATACGCTGAAAATCAAGTCGGGTTACTGGACGGCTACAGAGGTGCAGATCACTGCGGGCTATATGAATGTCCTCGATATGGCCTGGCCGCGTTACCGCTACACGCTCCCTGTCTTCCCCGGACTGCGTTATATCAGCTAAGGAATCCATCATGTTTAACCCTGATAAATACCGTTCAGTCACCTGGCTGAAGGGCGGGCGCGTTTACCCGCAGCTCGACTGCTTTGGCATTGTAAACGAGATACGCTGTGATTTGGGCTTGCCTCGCTGGCCTGATTTTGCCGGGGTCACGAAAGACGACGGCGGCCTCGACCGGGAGGCGCATCAAATGATGCTTACCCTGGAGCGCTGCGACCCCTGCGAAGGGGCTGGCGTGGCTTGCTATTCCGGCTCAGCAGTCACCCATGTGGGGATTGTTGTCAGTATTGATGGTCTGCTGCATGTGGCGGAATGTAATCCCGGTACCAACGTCACTTTCTTGCCGCTGTCACGGTTTAAGCGGCGATTTGTCAAAGTGGAGTTCTGGCAATGACCATTCGTTTTTACCCGTCCCGGCTTCCCGGCGAACCTCTCGAAACGCATGAGCATGGCGTAACCAGCCTTCGTAACTGGCTGGCGGTGAATGTTGAAGGTTACGAGGATCGGGATTTGCCGCCGCTGACCATTGAGGTTGACGGTCTGTCCATTCCGCCAGGCGAATGGGCCACCTGCGTGATCCGCCCTGATAGTGATGTACGGCTTTATCCGGTCCCCTTCGGGCTGGAGGCAGCCACAATCGCGTGGATTGGTGTCGGTATCTCCGTTGCCGCAGCAGCCTATTCACTGTTTATGATGAGCAATATCGATACGGGAGGCTATACATCATCCACAGGGCGCAGTCTCGACCTGAACCCGGCGCGGGCCAACACCGCAAAACTCGGTGATGCCATTCGTGAAGTGTTTGGCCGGGTGCGTATCTACCCAGATTATGTGGTCCAGCCTGTGACCCGGTTCGACGTTGCTGATCCAACGAAGATGCGTGTCCAGATGCTGCTGAGTCTTGGGGTCGGTGACCTGGAATATTCCACTGGCGATATCCGGGTTGGCAGCACCCCGGCATCGACACTACCGGGTTTCAGCAGTACCCATTACCCGCCCGGCGCGGATGTTTCCGGCGATGAGCGCAGCGAGAACTGGTTCAACTCGACAGAGGTGGGTGGAACATCAAGCGGAACAGGGCTGGATATGGCCCAGACCTCACCTGATTCCGACGATATTATCGCTGACAGCATGACGGTTTCTGGTGCATCCGTAACGTTTACAGGTCTTGATACAGATGATGGTGACGATGACGACGAGGATGATAATTCTCTCCCGGACAGCTGGGTAACGGGGACCATAGTCGAAATTAAGGCGCCGACAAATTATCTGATCTCCACCTCTTCTGGTTACAGTGTCTTTGCCAGCTCGTTGCTTACCGAACTTGCTCCCGTAGCGGGTATGCCGGTGACGCTGAGTTTCAACAGTGTCGATTATGACCTCGTCATTGCGTCCTATACCCCGGGTCAGGACGCAGTGCCTGGCGAGGGTGGCAGTCCAGCAAAAATTCAAGCCAGTGCGGCTCCCGTCACCTACGATTTTTCGACCAGCTCCAGTACGTTCATGATCACATGGCAGGGCACCACCTATACGGTGTCGCTGGTAGCGAACTACATCTCGATGTCGGGACTGCTGGCGGCTATCACCGAGGGGCTCACTGGCTCCGGCCTGGTCGCACGGGACAACGGCGGTACCGTACTGATAACCGAGGCGGCCAGTCCTTACGTGGGTGGGGCAATCACATCCTCCTCGCTGCCTGCAGCCGTTTTCGGTGATGCCCCGGTTTACACCTCCGGCACGCCATCAACCGGCGGTAGCCCGGCGGTAACGGCAAACGTGACGCTTGCATATAACAGCACTACGGGAACCGCATTCTCGGGCATGCCTGAAGGTGTGCAACGGATTTCACTTGCTCACCGCGGGAATGAGTACCAGATCGTCTCTGCCGACGGCACAACGGCAACAGTGGCGCGCCTGGTTAATGGGTCCGTTGATGAGTCGTGGCCGGGATTCACCGCCAGGACGATGATCGACTATGAGGCCACCGGCCTCAATGACACGCTGAGCTGGCTGGGGCCGTTCCTGGTTTGCCCTGAACATGAGACCGTCGATATGTTCGAGGTGAATTTCTCTTTCCCGAACGGTATTTGCGGCTTTGACAGTAAGGGCAAAAAACGGATTCGCCACGTTGAGTGGGAGATACAGTATCGCGTCTACGGTTCCGGATCGGGGTGGGTGAGTCACCAGGGCGAGTATGCGCTTAAAAACGTCAACGGGCTGGGATTCACTGAGCGGATCACCCTCAGTTCTCCGGGACTGGTAGAGGTTCGCTGCCGTCGGCGCAATGAGCAGGGCTCAAACAACGCGCGAGACAGTATGTACTGGCAGGCACTGCGCGGACGGCTGCTGACGCGCCCTTCATCCTATCCAGGTGTGTCGCTGATGGCGGTGACCGTTGAGACGGGCGGGAAGCTGGCGGCGCAGTCAGACCGCCGCGTAAACGTTGTGGCCACGCGGTCCTATGACTCAGGAACGGCCAGAACCATTTCGGGGGCGCTGCTGCATGTCGGGAGCTCGCTGGGGCTGGAGATGGACGTCGATACCATCAACGCACTAGAGTCCGCGTACTGGACGCCACGGGGCGAAAATTTCGATTTCGCCACCGGCGACAGTATCTCGGCGCTGGAAATGCTGCAGATGATAGCCAGTGCCGGGAAATCCCGCTTCCTGTTAAGCGATGGCCTTGCGACGGTCAACCGCGAGGGGATTAAGCCCTGGACGGGGATCATAACGCCGCATGAGATGGTGGAGGAGCTGCAGAGCGGATTTACCGTGCCGTCCGACGATGATTTTGATGGTGTCGACGTGACGTACATCAACGGCGTCACCTGGGCGGAGGAGACTGTTAAATGTCGGACACCCGATAATCCCACACCGGTGAAAATCGAGAACTACAAACTCGATGGGGTGCTCAATCAGGATCACGCCTACCAGATCGGCATGCGTCGCCTGATGAAGTATCTTCAGCAGCGGGTTACATACCAGACCACCACCGAGCTGGATGCGCTCTGCTACAACACGGGCGATCGGATTGTACTGACAGACGATATACCTGGGAACAACACGATTTCCTGTCTGGTGGAGGCGATGACAACGGCTGGTGGCGTGACAACCTTCACCGTTACGGAGCTGCTTGACTGGTCTTTCGAAAACCCCCGTGCGCTGATCCGCTATCAGGATGGCTCTGCATCCGGTCTGATGGTGGCGAGCAGAGTGGGGGATTATCAGTTGTCCGTTCCCCATCTGAGTGATTTTGATGACCCATTGAAGATTGACCAGACTTCACCAGCCATTGAGCCAGTCCGCCTGGTGTTCTGCGGCTCAACGCGTCATGTCTATGACGCCATTGTTGAGGAGATTGCCCCTCAATCAGACGGGACGTGTCAGGTTACCGCCAAAGAGTACCGCGCGTCCTTCTACGACTACGACAACGCCAGTTATCCCGGCGACATTGCATAAAACAGAAATAACTCTCAACAACCCGCTTCGGCGGGTTTTTTGTTATAGGGCGACTATGAGCACATATAAAACCGGCAACCCGCTGGGCTCTGCGGCTGTAAAGGATTTATTTGATAACGCCGAGAACCTCGATTTTGCACTGAACAGCCTGACGGCCTTGATATGGACTGACCGCCTGGGGAAAGTTCGGCCTTCATTTTTTGGAATGGAGACATCATTTCTCAGCCAGATGTCCAGTCAGGAGAGTCGGTTTACTTCTCAGCTGGCCGATCAGGATACGCGATTTAATACGTTCATCGCTTCATCAGGCTATGACATTATTGGCGATTACACGGTGGGGACTATTCCGGAAGGAAACCCCCTGACCATCACCGAGTATAACCAGCTCATTCGTTATAACAACGAACTCTACAAACTCACGGCAGCGACTGATATCCCGTTCACGGCTTCGGGTAAAACGGACGAAACCTGGACTGCTACAGACTCTGCACATTTTGTATCTGTCGGTGATGCTGCTCTTCGCCAAAACCTGGGTTCAAGCGACGGCGCTAAACTCGTTGGTGGAATAGGATTTGTGTCTCCGGAAATGTTCGGCTACCTGCACGGTGTTTCTCCTGATGCCGTGCCTTACTATCAAAAGGCTGTCGATGAAGGACACGCCAGAGGGCTTCCCGTGCAACTGACGGGGAAATATTACGCCACAACCTATCCTCATAAAGTCACTTTACCAGGCGATGACGGGACCGCTTACCCGGGATGGGTGGCTGCAGCGAATGATGCAAATATTGCCGCGGAACCTGAAAATCATATTTACGCGGCGATTCGACTTTATCCCGACTCCGTTATTATCGGCGACAGTATGCAGAACTGCGCGTTAATTGGAGACTGGGATTCTGATACGCCTGTGATTAACAATAACCAGCACATTGGTTATTTTATTTCCGGTGACTCATCAGACGGTTATATTCGCCCGCAGCTGGTTAATCACGGTGTGCGCAACTTCTTTATCGGTCGCTACGGGAATGGCGTTCTTGACCGGTCCACTGAAGATAATTTCCTCATCCGTGATTGCTGTCTGACGGGCTGGTTTATGGGGGCCGACTCCGTTTGCAACGGTTTCGTTGTCGCCCGTGATTGCTTTACCGGCGACGCCTATGGCGGGGCGTGGACGCAACGAAATGCCGCGGTCACGATTCCGTATCTCCCACCCTATCCGGCGGCAGAGATTTTCAAAGTGGGCTGGGTTGATGCTATCCGGTATACGAAATATCACTTTTACGGCAAGCCACGGCTGTTTGGCCCTGCCGATGAGGCGATTGATACGTGGTTCGATACGTATATCTATAAATCCGCCAACTCGGCGCGAACCTCCGCAGGCGGCAGGCTGACAAACAATACCGCCAGCGGCTATTCAGCGCGTTCGTTTCCCGGTATTGCGGGCCGGGCATTCACCGTCCTCAGTCGCTATGGACGTGCGGTGAACGGGGTCTGCCTTGACGATGTGAAGGTGCTGGGAACCCACCGCGTCCCGTTCTACACCGACGCAGGCAGTTACAACGTGATT